GTCCAATCACTAGGCGTGAATACCCCTCCGGCTTTTCTGGCAACAGGTTTTCGGGTGTTGCCTCCATGATGTCGGGTGCATCGTGCGGAAGTGCTGCGACCTGTGGTAGTTTGCGTTTCATGTGTCCATATTCTTTCACTCTGAGGGTTATGTGCCTGAGGCACACTCGCGAATCCAGATGTCAGTTTGCGGCGTCACTGACCATCGTTTGCATACGAATGCCGATGCCACCTGTTTGTCATCGGCCCACACGCCGCAATCCGTCAATGCGTCGCAGACGGCTTTGCCAACGTTGTCCCAATCCGGTTTGCTATCATGTATTGCGCCCTGCAATTCAGCACGTTTTTTCTTGCTCCACGATGCGGGCATTGCAAATCTACAATACACGTTTAGCTGCACAGGCCCCGTGATTGTTTTCCACCGTGGCGCCGCCTCAATAAACGCCGCTCTGATCGCGACCTTATATGCGTGCACTGGATGCGACTTTGGCAAATACAATCTGCCACGTCCTCCAATCGTGCTCACTCTGTGCCGCGGTTGTGCCACTGGCTCACCGGGCACAATGAAAAATAGATCAGTGCTCAAAATCCGTCCTCCCGCTCTGTGTGTCTCTCAGGTAATGCGACCGTGGAACGCTCCACGCTGTCGGCTGTGCTCGCATGTCCCGTTGTTGCCGGACCTCGTCCGGCCATTCCCGTTGAATCTCCAGACACCGCTGCCGGATCTGCTCCGGTGTCGGGTCTGCTCCGCGTGGTCTCTGCGGGTCGGGATTGACGGCGTCTGCCGGTGCCCAGACCTGCCTGCCGTTCCGCAGCGTGACCACGTACGCCACTCCGCCGTTTTTCAACTCGATGATCGTGGCAATCTTGCCAGCTTGCCACATGCCATCACCTTCAGCCACCAGCACACGCTCACCCAGTCTCCGGATTCGGTTTGATTTCTTTGGCACGTCCGTTGCCTTTCTGTTGGAATGGAAAACCACCGGCGAATCATTCGCCACGGGGATCAGCCGCCAGCGGACCTGATGCAGTGCTGCGGTGGTTGTTGTTGTGTTCACTCATGCCGAAAAATCGCCCGCGCTCGCGGGCAGTAATACGATGTCGTTTTGCCCGGATCGCCCTGCCGCACGATCTCGCTGCCGAGTGCCTGCAGATCTTGCAGATCCCGCAGCAGCATCCGTGCTCCGGTGTACTGCAGACGCTCGACGCACTCGGTTTTCGTGCGTCGTCCAGAGCACAGGAACAACTCCAGATCGCGGAGTCTGATCAGGATTTGTAGGCGGTGTGGGTGTGTCACTGTCGCGCCTCCAGAATCATGCTGATCGCAATCCGAAATCCCTCACGCTCGCCACGCTGTTCCGCCTGCAGGTTCGCCGTCACCTTGTTGTGTGACTCCTGCAGCGTCCGCAGTTGTCGGTGTGACTCAGCAGCGTAGCCCCGCAATTCGGCCTGCAGCCGCTCGACCTCGGCCTGCAGCCGCTCGTTCTCGGACCGCAATTGCTGCGCCGCAGTGAACTCGCTTTGCCATTCAGCCTGCAGTCGTGCAATCTCAGCTGACTGGTTGCTGATTGTGGCGTTCGCCGTTTTCAGTTTCTCTCCCAACTCGTAAATAATCCGCCCCGGATCGTCACTGACGCCACCTGCAACCGCCGTTGTGCTTTCCGTTTCTGCTGGCCGGCTGACTGGCAGCAGCCCGACGAACGCCACCAGATCCAAATTGCTTTCTTTAGCGCTGAATCTGCCGTCGTCGCCGACGTGGTACATGCCATCTGTCCACCGCTGCCCGGCCACTGGCTCGCATTGTGTAATAACAAGCCGCTGCCCCAGCCGATTCCGCCAGATTCCCTCACAAATTTGCACACTCACAGCCCACGCCCTCCGTTATCCCCTCGCACCCGTCGCACCTGCTGCTTTGGTCGACCACCGACCACCAGCCGCGCGAACAAATCCAGCCCAAACATAATCAGAATCAGCCCCGCCACGCCCGCGAAACAACCGCACACGAACCCAAATTGCACGTCATGATTCCACAGGGCTGACCATTTCTCAACGTTGCTCACAGTCCGTCCTCCATCTGAATTGCCACGAGCATAGCCACGATTGCCGCCACGACTGCTGCGATGATGTCCTGCATGTCACTTGCCCTCCCGCAATCGCACGCACTTCAGCGCGTCGTCAGCCTGCGTGTATCGCTCGTCGTCTGCCTGTGCCAGATCGCCGGTCAGAATGCCCAGCATCCCCACAATCGGATACCAGCCCTCGCACGGTGGACATGCTGCCGCCAACTCCGGCGTCATGTGCTCTCCCCGATGCTCGTCCGCCCACACCTGCAGGACGTCGCGGTCCGTCCACTCCTCGCTGATCACCTGCACCATCGGCTGCGTCTCGTGCTGCTTGCACTCCACCGCCCATCGCTCTGCCTGCGCCCAAACTGGCGTCCACGGACTGATGATCTCACGACTGCCGATATTTCGCACCGCGTACACTGTCAACATCGTTCGTTCCCTCACTCAATCGCCTCAGAATCCCCCGCCGCACTGTGCAGCGGGGGAAGGTGTCACCCGATCAGCCAGCATCCGGTGTGCGGTCCAGCCAGTAGCCGCTGATGGTCCGGCCGGTCTGATCCCACGCAATCACTCGGTAGCCGCCACCGCTGCCGCCGTATGGCTTCATGCCGGACTGGTAGGATGCAGTCAGGCTCTTGGCGACCTTGCGGGCAGCCTGCAGGCTCCGGCAGATTCGTGCGACTCGCACGTTGTCGCCGCTACCGTATGTGCCATGCGTTGGTACCACTGCGTATGTTGCTGTGCTCATGATCTCGTTCCCTCAATCTCGCGTGTCTCGGAAGAAATCCCCCGTCAGCCAGTCTGACGGGGGAAGGTGTTATGAATCAGCAACGCTCGACACTGCACAGCGCTTTCGCTCCGGCGTCGTTTGTTGCGTCCGCCTCATTCTCCCAGATCAGCAGTCGGCCATGCTCCCACTCACCTGTCACCAGCTCGTTCGCGTCGTATCCATAGGCAGCCAGCAGCACCTCAGCGTGGATGGCAGCCTCGGTGTCGTTTTTCATTGTGCCCAGCAGTTCGGTTTCGTTGCCGGAAGTAAATCGGATGGTGTATTCGCTCATTGTTCGTTCCCTCAATCTCGTTTGTCGTTGTCCCGCGTGTCACACTGCGTGACTCGCATGGTGGGATAGTACGTCTATCGTCACATTGTGTCAATACCTTGAACAAAGATTTTCAGAAAATAATTCTGGATTCAGAACAGCACCCCCTGTTGCCCGTCGTTGTGGTGCTGTCTTGCGGTGTCGAGATTCCGCAGTGCCTGCTGATAATACTCTGATTTCAGCTCGCATCCGTAGAACCGCCTAGCGTCTGCAATTTGCTTTCCAGTCTTTGCGGACTTGCCGCCCATCGCAACAAATCCCTCTGACCCGATGCCGGCGAATGGCGAAAACACGATCTCCCCCGGATTGCTGAACAGCAACACGCAACGTCGAATGACCTCCAACTGCAGAGGGCAAATATGCCGCGTGTCATCGTCTGATTTCGCTGCCGCTGTGTTGAGTGTGTCGGTCTCCTGAATGTCAGCCCAGCAGCCCTCAGCCCACGCAATCCAATCGTTGCGGCTCACCTGCCCCTTCGCGGAAATCGGAACGGCATTGTCTCCGGGTTTGCGAAACTTGATCAGGTAGTCCTGCAGCGTTCCACGCTGCTTGCATCGGTCTGATTCCAGCCCGGCAAACTGCAGCTCGCGGCTGCGTGTCCGGATTGCCTGTGCCTGAGGATTCTTTCGCACGCTCCAGTCGTATTCATACACCAGCCCGGCACGCTCGCCGATCCGGATGTTGGTTCCGCGGAAGTCGTGCAAACCAACGCCGCCCGTCCGCTTCATTCGCGGGATCTGACACACGTGGACAATCGCCACCCGCCCCGGCTTCAGAACCCTCGCCAGCCCGGAAAACATGAATCCCAAATGAACCGCAGCTTCGTTGCCCATCGTGTCAACATTGCCCACGTCCGCTTCGCTTGCAGTGTATGCGTACAAACTCGGAAACGGTGGCGAGAACACTGCCATGTCTACGCTGTTCTCCGGCATGTCCTCCAGCATGTGGGGAATGCAGTCGCCGTGATGAATGTGTGCGTCGTTGTCGTTATCGAATACGTTCATTGTTCAACCCCTCGAAAAAGATTTTCCTGTTCCTGTGTGTCTGCCTCAACTCGACTGGCCTTCCTCAACACGTTGTCTACAAACGGCACCTCCAATTCGGTGACTGGGATATGGACGTGTAGCGGTCGCGTTGAACCAATCCGATTCGACCGCTTGACGGCCTGATAATATTCCTCGTAACTGTCTTTCAATCCGCTGAATACCTGCCGCGTGCAAATCTGCAGGTTCAACCCGAACCCAAGAATTTTAGGCTTGCTGATTAGCACCTTTGCCCGACCTGCCTTGAAGTCGTCGATCATCTCTTGCCGCTTGTTCTCCGGTGTGCTGCCTGAAATACTGACGGCCTCCGGAAACACTCGCTCCATGCCCTCCTGTTCGTCGTTGTAATGACACCAGATGATCGTTGATTCGTCCGGCCAGCTATCGACCAAATCACGAATGAATTGCGGCTTCAGGGTTTCGATATTGCCTTTGCCTTTGGCTATCTGCGACAGCTTGCCACGCTGGCCGATGCCGCCCACCGAATTGACCATCAGGCTGCCGGTCAACTTCTGCGACGCCGTTCGCTGTGCTGCCGTCAGTTCAACGTGCTCGATGTGGACGTGAATCGGTGGCATTGTGCCCACGTTGTCACGCCATCCGTACGTTGCTGGATTGCTCAGGAATATCGACCAATTCGCCAGTGACCGATAGAACGGCTTCAACGCGTGCGGTTTCAACTCCCAGCGGTTTTGAGTTTCCCCGCGGTTGATGAAATACGTGGCGAGGAATTCATTCACGGTCCTTGCCCGATCGAGAAAGACGGCATGATTTGCAAATTCGATTCGGTCGTTCGGTGCTGGCGTTCCGGTTGCGCACAATTTCCACTGCAGGCCACGGCCCAGCTCGATCAGTCGTGTGCCGTATTCGCCGTAGTGGCTTTTCAGCATGGATGATTCGTCGAGAATCAACGCCGTCAAATTGTCCGCCTGCAAGCCCTCACGAATCGCTTCGTAGTTCGTGCATCCGATTGCCTGCCCCTCTGTGCTCAGCCACGATTGCAGCTTAGCGGCTTTGATCGCGTCGACTGGCAATCTGTCACCGTACCATCGCTGTGCTTCGCTGATTGTCTGCCGTACAACCATCAACGGGGACACAATCAAAACACGGCCACCTGTCACCGCGGCTGCATGTCGCGCAAACTCCAGCAGCATCAGAGTCTTGCCCAGACCACAATCGGCAAAGATCGCATAGCGGCGTTTCTGAATTGCCGTCCGCGTGATTGCCTCTTGATAGTCAAAAAGATTCACCGCTGGGCTGTATCCCTGCGACTCACTGCACTGAATGACAGCCCCAAACGCCGCTGCGTATTCGTCCGGCACGACTGCTGCCGAACCCTCAAAGCGGTACATTGGCAATCGCCGCACCGCCAGAAATTTGCGGTAGTCGTTTGCAGACCGCAAATCAAACCAGATCTTCATTGTCACCCCTCGCACAAGAAACTATCTGCCACCATCACCAACACACGTTCACCGTGTCCTCCGAATCTGAAACGTATTGTCCGAAATCTGCTTCGCCCTGAACCTGAGTGAGTGCTTAAAATTCCTCTGCACCCTCCGCACGTCCCGCAGTTCCACGTTGTCCACGTTGCCCACGCAATCGACGCTGAGCCGGCGAATCATTCCGACAATTCGCAGGTACTGTTCCTGACGGTGGATAACACACCTGCAACGGCACAGCGTTTTCAAAACGAAGGACTTGCCGCCCTCGACGATTACACGGAACCGATACCCTCGCTGCAGTTGTTTCGCGGCTTCGTTCGCCCTCGCGACTGCGTGTTCCAAACTCAGCCGATCCGTACACGGGAACGGCTTCAGCTTGCCGACTTTCCAGTCTGGACTGTCGGCAATCCGTACAATCTCCCGACGGCTGACCGTGATGCCGTCCGGCTGAATTTTTGTCCGCAGCGCGGTGCCGTCGTCGGTGCACTCATTAAAATACAGGATCACGCGTCGCAATGGCGTGAACTGCTCACGCGGGATTCGCAGCAGGACGGATTGCCCGACGGCCAACTGGTGCAAGCGGTGTTGTTCAATGACGGGATGAAGTCTCACTTTGTCACCTCCACGTATTCACCGTTCTCCAGATTAACTTCGCATCGAACGTCCAGCAGGCAAATGCCAGTCAGTTTTGCGCGTCCTTTTTGGAATGGCCCCGTCAGGGTTTTCTCACTAACTATCGCATTGCACGAAACGGTCCGCACAACGCCATCCACCAACGTTGTCACCTCAACGCGAATCACCTGCCCGATATCAATCGGCGTGATGTGTTTGTCCAGACTCATTTTGCGACCTCCTGCAGCAAAACACGCACGCTGTCAACCCAGTCAGACACTGGCGTCAAATGCTGATAGACTGGCCGGCCCGCATGGACCTCCTGAAACTCACATCCGCCTCGCCACACGTCCGCCCGCGTTACTGCCATTGCGTCGTCGTCAGATAGCGTCAATCGCAGTTCATTGCGCACTCGCTGGTCAATATCGACTTGCTGCTGAATTAGCCATGAGTCAACATACGGCCTCACCACGTCCCCCGTCAGGATCTCGTGGCAGTCATGCAGCAGCCCCCACAACCGCACATTCGCGGGCCACCCGGCCAGCCTGTCATACACCGCCAGCGAATGCTGCAGCACACTACAGCCAATCGCCTGACCGCCAAATCGGTTGATGCGATGCAGGCATTCCGCAACTCGCTGCGGATCGTTGCGGATTGCGTCCGCCAGTTGTTCGGGTGTTTGTATTAGGCTCATTCCGTTTCCCCCAGTATCTGCCGTGCCAATTCAATCGCCGTTGTTTTCGGGTGAACGAACTGCGTTGCCATCCACTCAATAGCCCGCCTGTAAATCTGCAGTTCCTCGTTCTCCCGTCTAAGATCGCGAACCAACTCCCGCCAAATTTGAGCAGACGACTCGATTGTGGCGACTGCGTCCACTGCCACCTGCTCCGCGTTGTTTTGCTGTGCCGCCAGCCGCTTCAGCAACTCCGCGTTCTCGGCCTCCAGACGCTCGAATCTACGTTCCAAAATTTCGCTGTTCACGCCTCACCTTACCTTCGTTGAACCCCTCAGAAAATCACCATCAGACCACCCCGAAAAATGCGGATTCGTTCTGCCTGCCGAATCCATCGCGTCCCCACACTCCGGATGCAGCACCACCGTCCCTGCGTCGCGGCCATCAGCCCACCGATAGGACTGGTACGGCTGCCCGATCTCAACCGGATCGCCGCACCATGTGCACGTCCGCGGCTTGCGTGCCCACCTGACGACTCGGGAATGGAACGTCCTCATGGTACCTGCCCCTCCGCGTCGTCCTCAATCAGTCGCAGCCTCAGCCCCCGCACGTCACTTTCGATCTTCGCGATGCGTCGCATTACGTCGGACAGTGTCCGGTTGATTCTGTCAATCTCCGCCTGCAGATCCGGTGTCGGCTCTGCCTGCGGTGTCGGCTGCTCCGTGTCTCCGTCGATGTAGATTCGGATTTGTGCCATCACTGCACCCCCGCCGCATTTGCCACGATTGCCGACAGCCCCTCCTGCCGCGTCGTGTATCGTGCATCAATCCACGCCACCACCTCCGGCGGGAGTTTGACCACGCACGTTATTGCGTTGCGTGCGTGTTTTCTCGGTCTGCCCATCACGGGCTTCGTCTCGGTCACTGTCTTTGCCTTCTTCATGTCCATCCCTTTCGTTGAGTAAACACACCTCGCACCGCTGCACCTCCCACGGGCACAGCGGCTGCCTGCACTTGTCGCACAGTTCGTTCATGGTGCCTCAATCTCCGCTCCGTCGTTCGCACACTTGCGAGCATACGCCAGTGCGTCCGCAAACGCGGTAAACGTGTCGTCTGTCCAGTCGTCGTAAATCCGCCAGCCGTCCTCGACCTGCTCAACGACGTAGCCGCATGGATTGCGGGCGGTGGCCAGTGCCTTCCCCAACGCTGCCTCAATCTGCTCAATCTGTGTTGCCATCGCCTCTTCCCCTCACTCAAAACCATTGCCGCCAAAAACCCCGCCAGCCAGTCCGGCGGGGATGTCGTTTTCTTTGTTTGTCAGCCCTGCGCCTTGGTTTCTGCCACCACCTGACGCCACTGTGCGATGCTCAGCCCCACACCACGGAACATTCTCCGCAGCATCTGTGCGTCCTTTTCGTCGTTACCGGTCAACCACGGCTGGATCATGTTTCGCACTGCGTCGGTCGTCATCGTTCATCCCCTCGTTTGTCGTTTGTCGTTCACTTGCCACATCAGGATCATACAATCATTTTCGGAAAGTGCAACCCCATTCCTCCAATATTTTTGGAAAATAAAAAACCCCGCTTTTCCGCGGGGTTTCTGGGGGTCATTTCGTCCGCCAGGCTATTCCGGATCAACCAAGACGCCAGGCACAATCACCAGCCCAGCCTGCAACCACGGTTTGAACAGTGCTCCCGGCCCGGTGTAGGAGGTCGCTCCTTTGCTGCCCCATGTCCGCGTCCACCTGACTGTGCCTGTTGTCCGGCTGTGGCTCGCAATGCCCGCCGCGCAGTATTGGCTGAAATTCTGAAATTCAATTGTGACGGAATTCGTCAGCAAATAGTTCGGATTGATGTACCCCTCGGCATTGCCTGCAGCGTTTGCAAATCCTGCAAAGCGAATCACCAACCCCACGTCAAACAATCCGTAATCCGTGTTGCCGATGATTGATGCAGGACCGCCAAGCGGATACATGACCACGTTGTCTGTTACGCCTCCGGTGTTGGCGGTGAATATGTTGTCCAGTGCTGTTTTGATCTCGGCTGATGTCGCGTCCCAATCTAGCCACGCTGTTGTTTTTGTGGCCAACCCAGTGCGTGCAAATCGAAACCTGAATTGCGTCGTCAGTGCCGGCTTCGCCCAGTCCACCGTGTACCATCGCCACACATACGCGCGGGCATTGGTGCCGCTGATGATCGGCGGTGTGACTGACGGCCCGGTGAATCTCACGCCTGCCCCTTGCGTGTTGATAATTGAGTAATACCCGTCGCCATCCGTCAGCAGTGGATATTGATAATCGACAACGCCATGCAATTGCGTCGTGCCGTCATAGACTCGGCTGCCGTCCAGGTTATATTGGAATGAACCGCCGAATCCTGTTGTGGTTGCCGGATAGTTTGCCACGCTCCAGTTCGCGCTGCTGCCCTCGTGGTAATACACGCGCGGTGTTTTGCCCGTGCTCACCACGGAAGAGTCTGACGCCGTCGCTGTGCCGTCCGCAATTGTCACCTGCGCAATGCAACGGCTGCCCGCTGTGAATGTCGCTCGCGTGAACTCGATTAGCTGCTTGTCGCCTTCGACATTGGAAAGGCTGATATTCTGGACGTTAACCCATTTCTGCCAAACCGCTGACCACGGCCCTGTCGTTTCCCATCCCTCCACGTACAGCCCGTTCGTTGTCAGGACAGCCACGCGGTTGTTGGCACCTGCTCGGATGTCGTCGATTCCTGCAGTTGCTGCAAAATTGCTCGTGGGAACAGTGCCGCTGTTGTCCACCAGTTTGGGCGGTGCCGATCCGTTGCGCAATCCGAATTGATAGCCGACGCTGCTCGTGATCAGTCCCGTTCCGGTGTCGTATCGTGCCGCAATCCCGTAGGTTGGACGCTGTATCGTGTAGCCGGCTGAACCACCAACGCATGTTCCGGGAATGCCAACGTCTCCCGGACTGCCCGGTGTCGCTGGTGCTGTTGCTACAGCTCCGCCTGTGCAGGCGTCGGTGTTGAGGCCCCAGTAGTCTCCGGTTGGTGGCGGACTCAACACCCAGTCCCACGTTGACGTGCCACCACCGCCGCCAACCGTGACCGCGTATTGATGATCCACCTTGACGCCGTCAATATCGCCAGTCGCTGCGGACCACGTCACACTGATTTCAATTTTGCGGTGTGGCCACGGCCCCCCGGTTGCTGTCGCTGCTGTGCAGTCCGCCGTCGCCTCAAACGCTGCCTCAACGTCCGCAGCTGTGGCGTTGTACTGCAATTCAATAACCTCCAGACTCGTTTTCGTCCGGATGTAAACCTTGCCGGCCTGCTGAATGTGCGCGTGTAGAATATACTCTTTGTCGGCTGTGTCAGTCGTGTAGTCAACCCATTCAATCGCCACCGCGCGATTGCCGAGAATCACGTAATCGCCACCGGACAGAGCCGCAGCATTCCGGATGCTCATGGAATAGTAATCCGGCCCGGTGATCAGCGTGAAACTGTTGTCTGTTCCGTCCTGCTGAAACAGCCCGTCAATTGTTGCCGTCTCGATGACAGTGCCGTCCGTTGCGTCCAGTTTCACAAGTGCAATCGACTCCCGGCAGTTTGCCATCAGTGCTCCGGCTGTTCTGGCAGGTCTGGTGACATACGGATTCGCTGCGCCGATGTTCTGCAGTGCCACTAATACGAACCGGTTTTTCGTCACGCTCAAAGCGGCTTCGATGCCGGTGATTTCGTCGGTGCCATAGTGCTCACGCCAGAACGAACCATGCCCGTATTCCCAGACGGTCGTTCCGTCGCTGGTGTCCAGCCCTTTGATTGTCGTTGGTCTGCGCTCGCCGATGCAATTGCAACACCTGCCAATCAGCATAACTCAGCCCCCGCAATCCAGACTCACCAGCCTCCATTCGCCATCCATCCACCGGCAATACACGATGTCACCTGTGAATCCCTCGATGTGCTCCATTCTATTAACCACGGTTTCTGTTCGCCCCGTGTCAATCATGTTGCCGTTTGTGTCCTTGCCCCAGATGTTGACGGTTGCAGTCCCTGGTGTTGTGCTGAAACTTGTGGCCTTCGCCAGATTGCCAGCCAGTTTTCCGGACAAGTCCAGCGGCTGAATAACCTGCGTTCCGTGTATCCGGTCGATAATCCTCGCGACAGACTGCGCCAACGAATTCAACGCCGCTGCTGTCAGGCGTTGCCCGGACTCAAACACTGGCGGTGTGCGGTCTGCCTGCGTCATACCTGCGAAGTCCACAGCGTGTTGAAATCGAACGTCTGAAACATGGTTTCCGAGCTGTCAGCGGACAGCACTTTGTCATAGTCTGCCGTGTCGGGGCGATACTGGTGGTTCCACCCGTAAATGATCGCACCTGCCGGACTCGCTCCGGTGCGTGCGGTGCTGCTGAATGCCTTCTGTGCCTTTTCGATGAAGGACAGCGTCAGTTTTCGCGTGCTCCATTGTCCATCTGTTGATAACGTCACCTCGTCCTTCAGCCCATCAAACAGCAGCGTTTCAGGCTGAAATACTTGCGGGCTTCCGGGGAGCCTGAACGCCGCCGAATTAACGCATCCTTTCATGTTGCCTAACGTCACCCATGGCACCACCTGGACTTGGTTCCATGTGACGGTGTGCATTGTCACGCTGTCTGGCACTTGTTGGTTGATGTCTGCCGGCAGCAGTGCGCTGTCAGATTCCCATTTGCAACCGCGGCCTGGTATCGTTCGAAATTCTGTGTTGCTGTCTTGGTTGTACGTGCACCACGTCCCCGCCGGTAACGGTGTCGGGTCGTTTGGGTCTCCGGCCTGCAGTTGGTCCGCCTGAAGTGGTGTATAAACGAACGTGATGACGGCTAGTGTTCCATCATGCGTAATGATGTCTGTGTTCGGATCTGATACCGAACCCGCTGGCAGGTTGCTCACGCGCGAAATTTCGAAAGAGTCCGCCAGCACCCCAGGCCAAAGGGTACTATACGACGCAGGCAAACCGAAAGGACCACTGCGCATGTGTTCTGCCACAAAGTCCCAGCGGTCATTCCATGCCGTCAGGAAAATACGAGTCAGATTGAACTGCCCGGATCTGTTGCCGGACTCTTTCGGGCTGTCCTCATGCTCTTGAAACGCTGGATACGGCATTCTGTCACCCTAAGATCGCAACGCCGGACAATCCGCCCGACACCGCGCCCAGAATCTGTTTGTTCACTTCCACCGCTGCCTTTTGAACCGCCAACTGCTCACGCGCTATTTTGTCGGTTTCGCCCTGTTTGGCCAGTCTGTCCTGCAGGCTGCGGAACATTTCCACAGCCCCGCCTCGCTGAACCTGTGCCTGTGCCACGGCCTGCACTGCCGCTGTTGCTGCAACGTCTGCCACAAACTCAGTTGGCGGTGCCTGTCCGCGGTCCTGCTGCATGGCTTCCAGTTTCGCCCGCTTTTCCAGATCCTTTCGCCCCGCTTCCTGTCGCGATTCAATTCTCATTCGACGGGCAAGCTCCAACTCACCAAACACGGCGTCGATCGCACTGCCCCGACTCTGGCTTGCCGCAAATTCCAGTGTGGGCATTGGGACGGCTTCGGCATTGCCCATCAATACCGACGGGCTGAGACGGCTCGCAATGGATACTCCGGCAGATGCCGCGTATTCGATCAATTGGCCGATCCACGTTTTCACGTCATGGAACATCAGCTGCAATGTGTTCGGCACTTGCTGCAATGCCACGGTGGCCACGATTGCAAAGTCTGCCAGATTGTCCTGCAATGATTGAAACATTGCCTTTGCGTTCGCCACAAACAACGATGCCCCAGCCCCAACGCCGTTGAAACTTTCAGAAGTTCCGTTGATTGAATCCAGCATCGCATTCAGTTCTGGTAATAATGCCGAACCGATTGCTATCGCCGTCATCTCCACGTTTGTTTTGAATTTTGCGTACGCGCCGGCTGTCGTCGCGGCCAGTCGGTCATTCATGCCGGCCAGCCGTCCGCTGCCTGTCGTCAATGCCTCCAGTGCCTTCGCGACCATATCGAACGAAATCAATCCGGCTTCCATGTCCTTCTTCAAGTCGGCCATGCTGCGGCCAGTCATCTTGCTGATTTCAAACAGCGGACCGAATCCGCTGTTGATGAGCTGGTTGGCCTCTTGGCCCATCAGACGGCCAGCCGCTTTGACCTGCGCCATGCCACGCGCCAACAGCATCAACTGCTCACTGTTGCCCTGTGCCACTTCGGTCAATTGCGTCAGCGTCGTGAAGGCTTCGTCGGACCCCATGCCGAAATTCAACATCAACTTTTGTGCTGCGGCCAAATCCGGCAAACCGAACACGGTTTTCTTATCGAGTGCTCGCAAATCCTCCAGCGTCTTTTTCGCCTTGCTCACAGATCCCAGCAACACCTCAAACGAAATCGCTGTGGTCTCCGCGTCTGCGGACAGCTGCAGCATCTTCACCGCGCCAGTCGTCGCCCCGATTGTGGCCAGTATTCCACCCAACCCGCTGAACGCACCCCGAAGTCCACTTAGCGCATTGCCAGCCGCACCTGCCTTGCTGGCAATTGACTGCATGGCTGTTGCTGCCTTGCCGGCTTCCGTCTGTACGGCCTTCATGCCGTCCGCGGAAAACAGAACCTGTGCTTCCTGAATCGTGATTGCCATCAGACTGTTTTCTTTTGAAAGATGTCCTCAGGTGCCCAGTAGCCCAGATAAATCAACGCCTGATACATGGTCAGGCTTGCGACGGTGTCCGGTGTCCAATGGTACTTTTCGCACAGCCCACGGAACACCGTAGCCCACGGGACGGTGCGCCGCGTCTGCATCGGTGCGCCTGGTTGTCCAGGCGGTTTCAGTTTCCCAGTGCGTCTTTCTGTTCAACTTTGTGAACGGCTTCGACAATTCGCCGCACGTCACCAAACCATGCGATGAAGTCGCACCCCAGCTGAATGCCCTGCGTGTTGCTGACATTCGGCGGGAATTCATCCGGATGATTGACACACAAGGCCCGCCAAACTGACCACGCCAGACCGCGAAACGAACGGTCAAACCGTTCCTCGTCCTCCATTGTGGCAATCAATGGACGTGCCGCAATGTCCGCCGCAATTTTGAATGCCTCAGATCGCACACGACCGTCTGTAATCGACTCCAGCCCGTCGTACGGGCTGCCGGTCGTCTGGACAATCGCAGCCTCTTTGAGTGCGTAATCGGCCAGCGTGCGAAATGCCAGCCGATACGTTCTGTCGTCCTTCGTCAGCTCCACAGTCCGCCGACTGCAGAGGTTGAATAAACCGTCCGCCACGGTTGCAACTCCTTAAAATCAAACAACGTCAAACGCGGTGCCGCTTGCTGCTGGCGCACCCTGTCCGGAAAACTTGTAATCAATCGCCACCGGATCGCCGCTATCAGCGTCCAGCGTGATCGGCCCGACTTCGGTGATTAGAATTGTGCCGCTGATGTAATCATCGGAATCAGCGTGAAACTGTGCTGCCACTTCGTCATTCAGAATGAACGGCATGGACTCGCCATCGTGAAGCATGATGCGAACCGTTCCGCTCCATTCCTTCGTTCCCTTGACCGACTTCCGCCAGCCGCTGGTGCTGTTGCTGGCATACTTTCCACTGTTCGATGTCAGCGTGATTTCCCACCGCCCGGTGTGCACCTCTTCTGCTACCGGGCTGCCCGTCTTGAACGTCATATCCTTGCCACTGAACACTGTGCCTGCTGCCATTGCTGTTTATCCTTCAAGGCTTGGCGATTGCGGAATAAAGAATACCAATTTTCAGATTTGTGGCAGTAGTTGCCACGCCCAGAATCGTGACGAAGTCACCGGATGCCAAATCGCTGTACGGTGCAATGCCGCCTGCGGTCGTGCTCGCTACGTACACCTGCCCCACGGTGAAGGCAGAGTTAAACGTCAGGTTGCCGCCGGTCGCATACTGCAGTGGCTGGCCATCGCTCGCACCATGCAATGCAATTCCCGCCACCTTGCTTGACGCCAACACGTCAGCATCTGCCGCCTTCAATTTATTGCTCGCGGCTGTGTCTTGATAAACGGGCTGCCCAGCAGTCACAGTGCCACCGGCCACACCGATTGCAAATACGGTCGTGGTGGTCTTGACGACACTGGCTGCTGTGACTGAAACGTCTGCCATCTGTCAAACTCCGGTGTGCATTATCTCGAACTGAATCTGTGTGTCCCAGACGCCCGTTTGCGTGTCCTGTTCTGTCGTCATTTGTCCCGTCGGCCTTGCCTGAATGGCCTTTGCGGCAGTGCCGGTGAATCCCTTGTCTGCCCATTGGTTGACGATCTCCTGCGCGATGGATTTTCCCGCGTCGTAATTGATCGACAAACAGGACAGAGTCAGCGTCGAGCGATACCCGCGTTGGCTGTTGGTTCTCCATGCCGGTTCTGTCGCAATCGTGAACACCACCGCATCGTCGAAATAGTCGTCCGCGTCCGCGTCCTGCTGTTCCGTCTCGCTGAATTCATCGACACTGGCCACAACTCGATTGACTGGCACCAACGCGGACAACGTCGGTGTCTGCGCCCACCATTCGCCAACCAGTCTGTCGATGCCTGTGTCCGCCATTATCGCACTCGTGCCTTCTGCTTCGGTCCCGTTGCTGTTTTCTTCACTTCCTGAACTACCGTCTCCCCGTATTCACTCAGGTGATTCATCACTGACGGCTTCAAAAATGGTCTTTGTTTGCCGTCCTGCCGAAACTCCCACATTGCCATATAGGGCGCGACCTTTTTGTCGACGTACACCCGGCCCTCCGGCTTTGGCCCCTTCATTCTGATTTCGATCGTAATTGACTGCCGGCCCTTGCCTGATCTCATTCGGGGCGGTTCACCGGGACGGCTCGCCCCCGGATCAGTCGCCCGCACGCCTTTTTCAAATTCCTCCGGCAGTTGACTGCCAACCAAAACCAGACGGCCAAACTCACGCTTCTGAATTCTCGCGGCTGATCTCCGCTTTCTTTCGATTTCCCTTCGCCGTGCCTTCCGTTGCCGATTCCACTTCCTCAATTGCCTGCCGGATGCCTTCGCGGTCCGTGTCAGGCTCTTCCGTGTTCTGCTTGCCTGCTTGACGGCTTTGGCGGTTGCCCGCCTCAGTCGTCTGGATGTCGTTGCCGCCTTGCGTTTTGCTCGGCTCGTCAATCGTCGTTGTGTTCTCTGTGCCGTTCGTTGCAGCCGTTTGCCGCTTCTTGCCGCTTGTCTACGGGCTTTCGCAAATCGCTTTACCAGCGTCTTGCGAAACCTCGTGAAACTACTCTGTCGTCGCCTCGGCATTCTGCTGCCTTTCCCGCCGTCTCTGCTCCCGTCGTCTCGTGTACCGCTTGCTGACCAACTGCCTCGCGATTGCGTGACAACGTTTGCTGCACGCCTCCACGACTCGCCCCGCCGCGGTCTGCAAAAACCGCTGCAGTTCTGGCCTTCGGTCAATCAGTTTCACCCGTGCACTCATGCGTCCGATCTCCGACAGATCAGATAGGGCAAATCCACGCGGTTGAATTGCTGTTCCACTCGATCCACACGATAGGCCAGCCCATCGGAATCGGTGATTGTGTCACCCACTCCAACGTCCAGCAGTTCCTGCAGAATCAAATAGAACTCACCAACGATCCCACGCCGCCGGCCTGCCTGACTGGTCTCGATTTCCGCCGATGACGTGAACCATTGGCAGCGGATGCCGCTGGTTTGCGTATCCACCACCTGACGCTCTGCCATGCTCTGCGTTTGTGCCGTCTTGCGTTTGCGTAGCGTGACGGTGTCGGTCAATTGCAGGTGGCAATAGGATCTCTGGATTGCAGTCTCTGCCGGGTCTGTGTACATGACTCGCCAGACCGTCGTAACGGCCCCACGCCTCACGGTAAACAGATCCCCGACAGATACCCGCGTTGTCGCTATCGGCGTCCACACGTGCGCCCTGCGAATCGTCTGCCGGTCTGGCTGCTCGATCAACCTCACGCACCGTGTCAGGCTTCCGCCGCTTGCCGTTGTCCAGGTCGCGGCTTCGCCGAGTTCATCGGTGTTCAAGATTGCTGCACAGTCCAGCGCAAACTGCTCGCGTAGGCTCATTTGCTGGCCCTCTGTGTCTGCTCTGGCATATCCTCAGCGGATACCTTTGTCAGATACTTTCTGACCACCAATTCCTGCACCTGATTTTCAAGACCGACACGCAACGCCTGTGGAGTCTGCAGGTCAATTTTGACAGGCTCATCGCCCACCTCAATTTTGCCTGCAGACGGATTTCCAGGACGCTTCGGTCCAACCCGAAAACCGAAGGACTTGCCGCTTGCGGCTGGTCCCTTGGTGACTGTGATATTCTTGAGTGCCATGTGATCAACTCCGCAAATCCGCCGCCAAAAAATGCCTGCCCACTGTGGCGGACAGCGAACAGGCCACCGCATCCCGTCGGATGCGGTGTTGCTCGATTTCACCGCCATCAGGTGAACGTGGTCAAAACCGCGTTCCACCATGCGCCGTACCCGATGTTGTATCGTGCGTAGGTGCCCATCTGCAGCTGCTTCATGTTCATGTCCTCGGCTCCCTGCACGTTAGCGGTCAGGGATTCGCGGGGCTGAAAAATAAATGGTCGCAATGGCACGTCAACACGCAGAAGATACCACTTCGCCGCATTGCTCAGATGCGTGCTCATGGCGACGGCTGGCGTGTCCAGCACAATGTTGGTGCCGCCGCTGTTGTTGAGGATCTGATTGAATGCCTTCTTGGCAATCGTTTCCAGTGCTCGCGGGACAAGCGCGACAAACTGCATCCCGGAATTCAGCCCGGTAATCACGTCCTCGTGCAACGGTTCGCCGTTGTCGTCCTTGAATCCCATCATCGCGCTTCGGGCTGCTTCGTAACTGCCCAGAAACTCGTCAATGGTTGGAGTGGTGCCGGTTGCCGCAGCGTAGGTCAAATCGTTGTCCTGGCTGCCGCTGTTGCCCCAACTGTGGTCAGTGTCGAAAAAGAACTGCCCATCGAAACACTGCGTGCTTTCGCCGTTCACGATCGCACTCATCAGCAGTTTGTCGGGATGTCGTGCGGCTCGCTGTGCCAGTGTGGTCAACGCGCCGTCATACAGCCCCAAACGGTCGTCCGCAACGTCCTTCTTCTCGATCTCCAGCGAACCTTCCCACTCTTTGTTTGCGAGTGTGTAGGTCGCCCCGCGCAGCTTGTTGTAAACGCGGTCGCCGAGGTACTCGCGAATGGACGGCATGGCACCGAGGATGCCATACTGCTCATCTGCACCATCGGACGGAGTCACGGTACAAATTGACGGATAGAAGGTCTGCACAGCAGACGCTTCACGGTTGAACTTCGCGGTGAGTGCTCGGCTTGCCGCGATTGCCTTGGCAGTATCAAGTGCCATTGTGAAAACTCCTCAAACAGAAATGAAATGCGGTCAAACCAAACGATCAGGAACCACGAGACTCCAGATCCAGCACGCGGACCTGCAAATTCTTGATCACAGACAGCACGGTGTTCGCTTCGTCCTGCGTGCTGAATCCGTAGGGGCTGCTGTTCGTCGTGTTGGCGATTGCGTAGTCCGGTGTGCCAGGTGCGGTGTGTGTGATCGTGGTCAGTGCTGCCACTGGCAACGCGCCGGTCCCAACTGCGTCAATATCCACACGAATCTTCGTGCTGCTGATGTACTCCGTAACCATGCCAATCGGCACGGATGCGGTGCTGATGCTGACGCCGACCGTGTAATTGTCCTCAGCGTAGACTTTGCTGCCCACGTCTGCCTGCGCAAATCCGGTGCCGGTCAGCACAAACTCGCCCTCTGGCCAGACCTCAACAGTCAGATCACCGGCACTGCCGCTGCTGTTGTCGGCCTCACCAACAGCAACACCAACAAACCCATTCACCCCGGTTGCTGTCACGTCTGTGGCGTAGCCTGCAGCCGTGAGAAATACCAGCGTGCCCTCGTAAAGGTGCACTGACGCTGCCACTGGGTAACTGCGTCGCCCCATCCGCTTTTCGATCACCTGATTTGCCGTGACGGCCATTGCTTAGCCCTTTCAAATCGAAACCAAATCAAACCACGCCTGACCGTCAGGCTTTGTTTGCGTGCTTCACGTACTCATCTTCGCTCATGCCGAACGTCATGCCGCGTTTCTGCAGGTCCGCAAACTCGGCCTTCAGCCCGGAATGCGGGTCGCTTTCCTGCGGTGTGACGGATGCCGCCAACACGGGATTTCGCGCAACCACCAACGCACTCAATGCGGCTTGTGTCTGCTCCACGCTGAATCCAGCATCCACGAACGCATTGAATTTGTCGCCGGCTCCAGCCAGATCGCACAACGCTCGGATCTGTTTGCACCGCAGCCGCTCGACCTGTGCCAGGTCTGCGGTTGCCGCCTGAACCACTTCCGGCTGCACGTCGACTGCTGACAGATCCGCAGCAGGCTGAACCGGTGCCGGTGTCTCTGATTCTACCACGTCCGGTGTCTGCGTCTCCGTAGCCATCGGGGTTCCTTTCGCACTAAAATAGCGGTCCAAAAATCCTGCAATGCGTGCCCGGACCACGTCAGGCGTTGCATCAGTAAAATAGGTGTCCAGCAGTGCGGTTGCCTGTGCTGGCAGGTTCCGCAGGTCCGCATCTGCCAGACTGAACAGCCCGGTTCGCGTTGCGGCTGGCGTGTCAACCACGTCCGCCGCTCTTAGTCTCGCGAATCGCATCGGCCACCGCGCTGCCTTGCGGTCTGCCGGTGCCATGTCTGGCAATGCGTCCTGCCACTGCTGTAGATTTGATTCGTCCAGTGCCGTCGCGATGCTCACGCCGAAGGCTTCGGGATCTTGTTCGGCCATGTCCAGAACATACGTTCCCAGATCGCCCTGCGGACTCGTGAATGCCGCATCTGCAATGTGCAGATCCGCTCGAACGGTGTCGCCGTCCAATCGGAAATTCGCCCACCTGCCCAGATACGAACCCATGCCGTCATTGGACATATTCGGATGCGTGAATCGGGCTTTGATGCCGCCACGGGACGATTGCCCGAAGTCCACCACCTGCTGCAGTGTCTGCATGTCGGCTGTCCACGGTCGCGCATCGCCTTCATTCAGGATTCCGGCCTGCATGATGGACGCGCCGTAAATGACATTGCCCTGACGGTCTACGCGCTGTGGTGCGGTGCGTGATGCGTCCGTCCGGAACATGCCTGCAGCGGGTGCTGTGTCAATTTGTGGCATTGGCTTCATCCCTCGCTCGCATTTGTTTCTGAACCTTGCCGGCCCATGCCTGCCCAGGATCTCCGCCCCACAGTGCCCACGCAATCCGACCGTTTGACGGATAGCCCGGTTCACCCTGGCTGAATCCCTCGCCCTGTTTGTCAACCTCGTGACGTGCAAAGAACGAGACCATGCGGTTGATGGTGCTTGGGCTGACAGCTTTCCCGTTGCTCAAGTCCCGTGCTCTGGCAACGCCAACAGCAGTGCCACCACGCTTGTACTCGCGTCGCCATTCCAGGCCTTGGCGTGCTTCATCCCTGACGCCTTGGGGCGGTCTGAATTCGATGCCGGCATATTTCTTCGGGGTCGCCAGCATCGCAATGCGGGCATTCTGGCCCATGTCTGTCGCGTCGTCTGTGTTGTCCGTGTCGTCCTCTGTGTCCTGCGTGCCGTCCAGCCCTAACGATGCCCGATAGGCTGCCACGCGGGCTTCCATGTCGGCCTTCACCAACTGCTCACGCTCGATCTGCTGCAAAGTCTCGTCAAAGTCCCGACCACGCGCCGCCAGTGATTCCGTCTGCGTCGTCAGACCTGCAGAGATTGCTGCAACGTCTGCCTTGACCTCTTTTTCCGGGTCAACCCACGGCCAGCCGGGTGGAATCCATTGATGCTGCAGGAAATGGTCTCTGTTTTCTTCGTAGGTGATTGCATCAACTGGCAACAAACCTTGCATGACAGCCCTGTCAATGAATCGGCCCCAGACCTTGCGCAACACCTGTTCAATCAGACAATACTGCCAATTTTTGAACGTGATCCGGCCATCAATCAACGCCAACCGTCCGCCGCTGAAATTGTTCGTGAACTGCTTCGCCAGCAGTTCATACGGATACCGCAAGGCAGCCGCAACGCCGTGCAAGGCCCATTCGACATACGGCCCCAGCGTCGTTCCTGGTCGTGCCGGGTCGCTGAACTGGACGCCTTCACCATCGGCCAGATATTGAATGGTGCCGGGTGCCAAATCCTCAAGACTGCTGCGCCCAGCCAATCGGCCAGACTGTGCCATCGTTGTAGGATCTGTGACACCCGTAATAAACGCCCCGTAACATGCTGCCACCTGCTCGGCCACAAGGTGCGCGTGAACGAAGTCCTTCAGATCCTTTAGCTTGCCCATTGCAGGGGACAGCCACGGGACGCCTCGCAATTGCCCAGGCGTCAGTTCTTCGTAGCAGTGCAGCAGGTCCACCAAACTTACTTCGTCCTCTTTCACGTCCACCTGCCATGAATCGTACGGCAGGCTGCGTCGAACGAACGCCGCAATCGGCTTGTTATTATTGTCCAGTCTCAAACCCAGTCGCCGGCGTTCGTTTGCCTGCATCCGGCTGTACGTGATGACCGGAATTCTGGACGGGCTGATGACTTGCACCGTCAACGTAACGGGCTTTTCCGGATTCGCATCGTCGGCCATGTGTAGCCACGATTCGCCGTAAATCGCGTTGCACCGTTCCAGCATTCGCTGCTTCGCGAAAAACTGCTCGGATTCTGCCCACTTGGCAAAGTACCACTCCGACATTACGCGGAATTCCTCCGCCTGTCGCGGTGTCAGAATTCCACGCTCAGCCTGCACTCGGCACTGCGGACGAATGCCGGTCCCAATGACGTTGTCCACACGTCCGTTAATTGCTGACGCCGCAAACACGTCGTTCCGATACAGATCGTTGGCGCGGTCGATCAACCGCTCCAGTTCGTCCTGCAGCTGGTCGTTGCTGGTGTTCTTCGGGGTGATCCAGTTTTCCCCGCGTAGACGATCGTTGCCCGCCGCTTCGTAGGCTGCGAAATTGTCAGCAGCCCGTGCCGCCAGCATCATCCGCAATTCATGGTCAACACGCGCCTTCACCCGGCCTGCAGCCCAGCGCGGGGAGACTCGCTGAATGACGGAATCCAGCCGCGTGTACTGTGCAGCGGACTTCACGCGGTCGGCATAGTTTGGCTGGCTCATTGGCTGAACCTCACCAGATTACGAGCGCCATGAATGCCGCCGCTCGCCTGTCGCCGCAGATCGGCTATGCGTGCGTCCAATTCCGCCAGCCATTCCGAAGTCGGCTCCTTCTGGACCATTTGCCCGTCCAGCGTGTACGCAACCACCGGCGCACCACCCAACAAAGCCGATTCGACTTTGTCGCGGATGCCTTCGTAGAGTGCCAATCGTTCGGTTGCGGATCGTGCCATGCTCGCACAATCGCAGACGCTTGCGCTGTTGTCGCCTGTGGTCTACCAAAACACTGGTATCAACTGCCCGAAATCACCGTCTTAAACCTATTGCCACACGAACAGGCCCGGTGCTGAATTCGCACGCCGTCTGTCTCGTGGCTGCAGTAGGCCGTCGCGAATTTGCCGCATGACGGACACATGCCGAACCCCGGAACAGCGTGCCGCGGTGTGTATTCTCGCCGTTCTGTGTATGCGGGGCTTTTTGGCGGTTTCATCGCAGATTCCTCACGAATTTCTGTGCTTTTTTACCCGAAATCACGCCTTTTGCAGCCTGAATTTCCGCCTGCCGCTGCCTCTGAGATTCTACCGTGTCGCTGTCGTAACGCAAAATCGACAGCCCGACAAACGACAGATACGCCGCGTCCAGCAGGTGGTTGCGCGTGAATGTCTGCTGCCACTTCGTCACAGATCCTTTGCCGACCTCAAACGCTGTGACCTCGCGTTCTGCGGTCAACTGTTTGGCCAATTCAATGCGGTGCTCTGGCTGATCAGTCGCCGGCAGCAACAATGCCTGCGGAGATTCAACGGGAACGCTCAACGCCTGATGTACTCTACGCTTCCACAGGTCCGCGTTGTTCTGGTATTCGCGATAACGTCCGGCAGATCCGGTGCACAGCACGTCATGCCAGCCCTCACCTAGTTTCACCGTGATTTTTGAGCGGTCCCGCGGTGCGTTGTAAACCTGCCCGAGGTGCTGCTTGAATCCAAAACCCTTGCTGGTGTTCCACAGGCTGTGTTGAGCGGCTTCCTCGCGGATGATGTCGGTCTCCCAACCGGCGTCAATCAGAACAATGTCTGCCGACCGATTGCCGCTATCGGATTGCCACCCCGAATCGAACTTTTCCTGCAGCAGTCGGATAGCCTGCCGAAGTGCGGTTTTCAGGTCCGCCAGATCTCGCTGCACTGGCTCGAAACCGTAATCAATACAGATCGGCTGTCCGTCCCGCTGCTCCGCCGTGACGAACCAATCCAGTTGTGCCGCTCGCACGTCCACGCCTGCAGCAATGCGAACAGTCTCCGGCGGGATCTGTCCACGCCGGTAATCGCTCTGGCGGTGCATGATCGTCCGGAAGTCCAGCGGTTCGACGGCCTGCTCCTTCGGCTGTGCCGGAAGTGCCCACGTCCACTGCAGCAACTCCCGCTCACTGTTGTCCGCGTCGATTTCTCGCTTTCCTCGCCATTCATCGGCCCCGACAATTGCCGCAGTCACAAACGTATTTGTGGCTGCCGAGTATCTGAACCCCATTGTTTTTGTTGCCGGTATGTCGCCGGTGACAATGCCGGCGGAATCAATGTGCTGCCCGCGGTGTCGGAGTTTTGCACGCTGAAGCATCTCCCGCCGCTTCGCATCATCGAACAGCCACCCGCATAACGGACAGGCCCATCGGCTGTTGGCTTCCGCTTCTGCCTCTGACTGTGCCTCTTGCCAGCCGTGAAGGTGCTCACGACTCGGACACACGTAATCTCCGCAGGAGTCGCACGGGAAAACCACCTCGCCCGCGGTCCCGTTCTGGTACTCCTGCCAGATCCGGCCATCCTCGACGGTCACAGTTGATTCCAGGTAAATCCTCGCCTGCCCGCTCGCTCGGTATGCTCGAACGCGACCCTCCATCTGCTTCAGCTTAGTGGCTTCGTCAGACTTGCCACCGACTTCATCGAGATGTGACACCTCAGTCACCACCAGCACAGGCCCGGTAAAGCCGGCGCGCTTTTCGTCACCACCGCCCGCTGTAATGAATTTCAGGTTGGCCCCGTTTGTAAACTGGATCAGCTCCGGAGTGCTGCCACGGCTGCCGGCTCCTCTCCGCGGCAGAAATCGCGCGTATTGGCTGGCCTCGATTGCCGGTTTGATGTCCAGCTGCCATTTGTCGTTTGCCATCTCCATTGACGGCAAGCCGAACAGCACTGTTTGCTGTCGCTCAAACAAGTGATAGAGAATCGGAACCACAACGAACGCCAACGTCTTGCCTGACTGCTGCGGACCCGTGCACGCAAACCGGAAGAAATTGCCAGCGTCCACGGCGTCGAAAAACAGCCCATGCGCCGGCTGTCTGTTGCACCGAAATCGCTGTCCCTGAAACGGCCCATCAGGCAGGATGATTTCGGATTCAGCGAACTGGCGAAGGCTCCGAAATGGTCGGATGATCACATGCCGCCGGAAAATGTCAGCCAACGCTCGCCGGCTCGTTTTCGCGTATTCCGTCCACGGTATCGTATTCGGCGGTGTCTGCATGTGCATATGCGTTGTCCAATCCCCGCAGGACTTCGGCGTTCGCCTCCTCCAGCATTTCCCACACGTCGTTGTTGCCCATTCGCTTCACGTGCTCGGCCAGTCGCCTGTACGGTCCCAGAATGGCCTGAACAGCCTCCTCAAAATCATTCAGCCTGACAATCTGCTGCCGCTGCTCCGCCAGTTTGATTTCTTCGATCTGTGCCTTGGCCATCCGGTACCGCTCAAGACCTTCCGACTCTGACCCCACCAGCATTTCGTCGCCGTTTGCCGGACTTGGTGCCGTGCCCTCGGTCCTGTTGTTCCACCACAGCACACCAGCATAAATCTCGACCGTGTTGTCCTTATCGAATGGCGGGAAGGTTGGATCGTGTTTGCATTTGGTCAAGGCCGGGGAGCTGCAGCCGAGAATTCTGGCCAACTCAGACTGGTTGCAGCGTTTTCGGTATCCCATGCGTTGTAATAACCCAGTTCAAAACCCAAAAACACAAAAATTCAGGGATGGTGAAACACCGCACGGCCCAAACCCCCTAGGGAGGACCCGTTTCTCATTTTTGAGAAACCTGCCAAAATGGCAGGTTTTCTCATTTGTGAGAAAACCTGCCATTGTGGCAGCCATTACACTGTTGCCACTTTGATCTTGACCCGCGCCTGCTCAGTGCCTGCCACCGTCGTGAATGTGATCCTCAATGTGGTCGTTTGTTCGTCATCATCGCTCCCCGCTGTCCCTCCGGACAACGTGAAACTGATCCCGGTGTTCGCCTCGATCGTCACGGGGTTTCCGTATTGGTCATAGTCGCTAGTGTCAGCTGATAACACGGTCGCTCCGCTGATTGTCAGGGATGCGTCAGGGCTGGTCACGCTGGTAACGCCTGTGATCGTCCGGCCCTTGATTGCTTCCCCCAAATCCACGTAATATGTTTTGGATTCGCCGGTGTAATGCAGCAGCACTTGCCCATCAATGCAACACGTCATCTCCACGGCCCTCCATTCACGATTCTGCCTCTGTGCTCAATGGTCGCTGTCCTGCTCCGCGTCCCCAGTGTTGCCACCCTCGTTCTGTATTCGACTGCCACACCGTCACGGGCTGGCTGTGGTGACGGCGTAACGCCAGAATCAGCAAGCGCCCTTCCAGCCGCCCTCCAACCCTGCTGTGCAAACCCCCTGAATATGAATCGTCCTGTGCTCATGCCTTACTCAATGTCGTTGTGCTGCGGTTCCCGCTGCTGTCCAGTCCCGTGTAATCCACGGTAAACGTATTGCCGCCGATCGTCAGCGTATACGTCTCTGCTGCCGTCTGCGCGTCGCTGCAGGCTCCCACAAGCACAGCCAACGAATAGCTCACCCGGTCACTCACGATTAGCAGATTCGCGGCTGTCGCCAGCCCTGCCTGCAGCTCCGTCACCGCACTGGCTGCGATAGCGTCTGCATCAATCACGTCCATCTGCATCTCGTGCACGTCTGCTGCAACGTGGTTGCTGCCTGTCACCTGCACCGTCCGCTGATTGCTATTCTGTGCCAGCAACACGCTGTCGAGATACCCCGCTCGTGTCGCCGTCCACGCGCTCGCCAGTGCCGCGTTGTCTGTCCCTCGCATGTCTGTATTTACGGTCGTCGTATCGACCAGCGTAACGCGTGACACATGCCCGCTGCTGTTGATGCCGAGTGCTGCGAAATTGGCTGGCACTGTAAACGTCGCCATGCGACTACTGATCGCTGCGTCGATCCGGCCCAACTCTGTGGCCAACTCCGTCCGCACTCCGCCCGCTGTCAACGTGCTACGACTGCTGACACTCACATCAATACGACCGAGCTCCGTCGCCAGTTCCGTCCGGACTGCGGTCGCGTTCGTCGCTGCTGAGGGTGGTGTCGTATATGATGCCGTGGCCAGCCTGCTGCCGACTGTGGTGTCAATCCGTCCCAACTCTGTCGCCAGTTCTGTCCGCACTCCGCCCGCTGTCAACGTGCTGATCGCTCCAGCCATCGCAGTGACTGCTGCGGTTGCTGTGACCAGTCCGCCGGTTGCGTTGGTGGCGTTGGTCTGCAATGCGTCGAACACCGAGGCCAGTAACACCGTCCAGTTATGCACCGCTGTTGCCTGTGCTGTGTTGCCGGAATATATCTCCAGCCGTCCGACCGTGTCCGTGTTGCTGGTGGTGAGTGCAATGGTGTAATAGCCGTTCGCGTCATGCGTCACGGTCGCTCCGCTCAGCGTTGCTGGCGTGCCGTTTTTGCTGATGCGGAAATCTCCGACAACAGCCGTTGTCACGGCTGCTCCGTTGGCGTCCAGCACTGGTCCGACGGTGACTGTTGCGGTTGCCGATTGTCTCAGGATCTTCATGCTCAACACTCCGCTCCGCAAATGATTCGCCGCCGTCTGTTGCCTGCCGTCGGAACCCGAAACGCATAACTCCGTCGCTGTGGTGTCAGCAGTCGCCCAAGACCGCCACGGCCTGCCTGGTACAGTTGCCGCACCTCCGGTGCCGTCAGCCCACGCCGCCAAACGCCGATGCTGTCGTGCTGTCCCGTTGTAAAAAATCCACCGGTGCTGAGACTGCCAATCCGGAACGTCGAGATACTCGGCACCGTTGGCGTCAGTGAGCCTGACACAGCTTCGCGACCATCAACGTAAATCCGGCCAGTTGATCCGGTGCGTGATCCCACAATTTGCATGTAACTACCTGTGAGCGATGCTGCCGCACTAACATTATCCAATCCGCCATTACGGATGGAAAAATAAACATTTCCGTCTGAGTAATACTGCAGCCACGCGCCAGCCGTTGCGCTGGTTCGTGAACCTACAACGGAATCCACCAAAGCAGATGTTTTTCTGACCCAGTAACTGATCGTTAAATCAGTCGCACCGCTGAGTATTCCGCTGTTAATGACCACCTCGTCGTTGACGCCATCGAAATCGAGTGCCCACCCGCCCGGAGTACCAACCCAGTCGCTGCCAGCGTCCATATTTGTGAGGGTGCCGTGCTGGCCCCGTCCGCTGCGGTCCAGCAGCGTGTAACCGCTCGGCCCCAGCGTCGGACACCACGCACCAACCAAACCTTGTAGGATATTTCGGCTCATTGGATTTGCGGGTACTCGCCGTAATATGACAGTTCGTGATTGGCTGCGGTTGCGTTGAGTGCCGCCACTGTGTCATGCGTAACAAACAGCACAATCTTAGACGGCAATGCCCCGCCGAATGCACCGCGAAGGCTGATATTGGAAAAATGATATGTTCGATCTGCGGTGTTATTTGTGGACATGTTGGCAACCGGCTTACAGATCAATGCCTTAATGTCTGCGCTGGTAATCGTCTCGCCTGACACCGTGCCGTCGAACACGTCCGGCCAATTCGCTCCGTCCCAACCAATCGCCCAAACCTGTATTTCCCTTTTGTCTGTGGGGCTGGTGCCGGTCGTGATTTTGCCAGAAGCGTAGATGTCCGTGAACCCGTCCGTGGTATTGTCGATTACGCTGGTTTCAATGCCCGTGAGTTTGTTTGTGTCACTGGCCAAACCCGGAACACCTGTGATCGTCAGCGTCGTCTTGCTGCCGTATTTAATCAGCACATTGTTGGGCATTATGCACCCCCTGCGATTACTTTGCGGGCATTGATCACATAGCCGATTCCAACCTCGCCAATGTCGACGGTGTCGACCCACGGAACGGTCCTGACGCCCAGTGCAGCAATCGCTGTCGCATCCTCCTGCGTCAGCAGATTGTGCTGGATCAGAATTGCGGATGCTGTAGAGACAGCAGCGTTCTGCAGGTCGATTGTGTCGCCAGCCTCTAGGAGTGCCATCAGCGTCGCACAGGCGTCATAAGGTGGCTCCGGCGCTGCTGTGTTGTCACCGATACGCTTAATCGCGGCCAGCTTGCCACGACTCGCCAGCGTCAGCCGGATCTGCTGTGCCGGAACGGGTGCGGCCTGCTGCACCGTCTTTGCGTTCACCGCGTTCGCTGCCTCCTGATCGCTCATGGTGGCATATTGCGGCTGTTTCAGTTCTTCGATCAATGCCTGTTCATTCATTGGCTGCTGCCTGTTGCTGTGGTGGCGTGCTGACAATCTCAATTTCGCCGATCACTTGATTCACTCGATTGCCTGCCGTCCGCAGGATCAATTTCGCACCGTTGATGCTCTGTTGTGTCATGTTTGCTCTGTTCGCATCAATACCACCGAACGCCTGTGCTTTGGCTTCTCGGCATTCCCAAAAACGATCCAGATTGTAATTGATTCGTTCCGTCAATCGGTCCATTTCCGCCATCAATTCGTCGAGTGCGTCCTGAAAGATCTCGCATCCAGGTTCGACTGGTGCCGTCGGAATATCGGGCTCGCTCATATCGGCAACCAGAACCAGACTCGACCACGTCTGACGCAACCAATCGTACAGCCCCGCCATCCTCCACCCCCTGAGCTTTCTTTGCGGCCACCATTGTGGCCAGTTCCTGATTGACCTGAACCATCTCGTAATAGCCGCGCGTCAGTGTCGCCGGACACAACACGCCTGTCAGTCCCGCCAGTATTCCGCCAATCAACTGCCAGCGGAACTGCTTTTGTCTCCATGCCTCAAACGCACACAAGACACTAATCACACCGCACGCCCATGCGGTCGTCGCTGTGTGCCAGAACTCCTGCGTGAAATCAATCACTGTCCACCTCTCACAAATCCATTGAGTGCGTAAATAATGATTGCCGCGGCCAAAGCGAAAACAACAGCCATCCAGCTTTTGCCGGTATGCCTGCCGATTGTTTCCAGTGTCTTGTTCGTGATCCGAATCGACAACCCCGGCATAGTGAAATGTACGATTTCACCATCGTCAGAATCATCCCTCGGCTGTGTCTGATCGTCCATTGCATGATCCGACCTGATTTTCAGATTACGGGTTTCCCCTGATGTTACTCTGTTTTCCCCGCCCGTGCAACATGCGCCGCCTTCACTCGCTCCAGCAGGCTCCCCACGGTGCCCTTCTGGTATCCCGTGACAGTCTGCTTTTTTCCGTCCGGTCCTGTCCATCGCATTGCCGGAACACGGTCGCTAAACCGCACCCATCGCACCTCAACGCCTGTGTTTCCGAGTGCCGCCAAATCCGCCTTCAGAGTCTGACACGGACCGCACCACGTCTCGGAATGGATCTCCAGCACGGGCAACGGCTCCGCAGTTGTCGCCGACTCAGCAACGGTTGGCGTTTCAAGTGCCTGCACTCGTCGTTCCAGCTCGCTGACACGTGCCGCCAGTGTCGCCACGTCTGCGACTCTTGACGGTGTCGGTTCGTCGCTCTGTGTCTGCGTACGGTCCAGCAGTACCGCCAGCACAGCAATTCCGAGAATGCCCATTGCCTGCCTCATGCGAAATACCCTCCCCCGCTCGTGATCCTGTCGTATCGTTCCTGCATCTTGTCCGGCGTCAGCAGGTATGCGCCAAACGGCTCCCATTTCGCCTTCTGCAACTGGTCGTAGCATCGCCTGCTCATCAGATAGTAGCCGTCCCCGTGACTATTCCAGACGGCCAGATACCACACCCCGCGCACCTCGATCGCCCAGATGATTTCGGTTGCGTGTCCGCCGCCCGATGTCGGCATTTTGTCCATCACCCGCTTTGGAGCACCTGCAACCGTCTGCCAGTCGACGCCCCATTTTGTGCCAATATGCCCGGTCGCACCCGCGGCCAACGCTGCCAGCAAATCATCCCAATCCGGCATATCGCCGACCTCGGTGACGTTGCAGTCCTCCGTCTGGAGATCCCTCGCATATCGCTCGAACTCACTCGCCCGTCGGCAGTATCTCAAATACGGCCATGCGGCCTCAGTGCAGATCCCCGGCCCCACCCCCAACCGTGGCAGTCCCTCGACCTGCACCCGCACTCCTGAGTGTATGCTGGTGCCGCGGTCAAGGCCGACATTGCTGGGTGCCATCGCGTATTCGCTGGCGTTGTACGCGTAAATCTCCGACAGCACTGGCATTGTCTGCCGTCCGCTGACATACCACGTTCGGCATTCCGCCCCGTTTGCGGCTGCATTGCCTTGGCAGTCGTTGCGTCGCTGCGTCTCCACCTGCATGACGTTCAGCGGGCTATTCGCCGGATCTCGCAACACGTCCAGATGCCCGCTGAAGTCGGACGCCCTCACGCGCACCGATCGCAGTCCGCTCACCGCCTCACGCTCATCATCAGTGGGCTCGGGTAGTATTGCCTGTGGTTCGGCCACGGCTGTACCTCCTGATGTATTGCGAGTGCTTTTCCGCTGTCCAATTCTCGCCGCCAAACTGCACCGACTCAGCCCTCAGCAGCGGCAGAAACGCCTGCTTGCGTGCCTCGATGTTCGCAGCCCCGAACCAATCCGCGGCCAGTTTCTCGGACGTAATTTCTCCGCTGTCCAGCCTGTCGGCCAGATCGCTCTGCGCCTGACGCCATGCGGTCTCATACGCCCGGAATGCAACAGCCACATCATCCGCAGGTGGCTGTGGTCGCTGATCCGGTGGTGTCGTTTGCGCTGCGGTCACATTCAGGATTCGCCTTCGCAAATCCACCACGTCCGCAGATCCAGCAGGCAGAATCAGCAGCTCGGCTGTGCCTGCCGCCAGTCCTCGGACGATGTACCCATTGGCTCGAGTAATCTGCCGTTCCTCGAGACCCTTGCCACCGGCAAACCTCGAGTATATCACCGATCCCTGCTTTGCTGGCGTGACCTGCAGGACGCCTGCAGGGCTGGCCAGAATCACAAGCGATAAATCAGACTGGATCAGGTACAACTGATCGGTCGCGAAGGTGTCCGCAGTCGGTTGCGGCTGCGGTTCGTCCTCAATCTGTGGTGTCGGCTGCGGTGGCGTCGGAAACTCGATTGTTGGCACGTCCTGCAGCAGTGTCAGCAGCAGAAACAATGCCTTCATGTGACACCGTATTCCGAGCACAGGGATTCAGTGTCTGCCGGCTTCGCGGTGGCGAATCTGGTGTGCATCTTGTCCGCTAGCCGGTACGCTGAATCGGCGTTCATATCGTAGCGCCCAATGTCTGCAGGCAATCCTGTCTTGCGTGCGTTGCGGATTTCTTCGCCTCGCTTGCGCTGGCATTCCAACAGGATCTTCCGGGCGAGGCTCTCGACGTTTTTTGTCCGCTGTCCGGCGTCTGCATGTGCTGCCGCAACCTGCTGCTGCGGTGTCTGGTCCTGCTGTCGCTGCTGTCGCTTCTCGCGACAAGCCTTGAACCACTCGGCAATCATTGGCAGCAACGTGGTAATCACCGTGGCAATCGAGATTGGGTCAATGCCTGCTCGCTTGCCGTCCACGCCAACCGACACCAGTGCTCCGCAATCGTCACTCACCGTCTTTGCAAATTTCTGTCCTGCCTTCATCGCCATCGTCATCCCCCCCTGAAAAAAGTGCCCTCAAATCCCCTCGCTCGGTTGCTCCACCACCGCCTCAATCGTGTAGGCCAGTGCCGCTGTCACCATCTCCCCAAACGCCCTCGCAGCCCTGTCGGCTGCCTGCACCGCTGCGGATCGCGTCGGGTATGTCTCCGAATTGAAAGTGATCTCTCCGTTGCCGCCAACGAATCGCACCCAGTGCTGTCCCGACTCACCGCTGACAACCTCAAGTTTCCACGGTCGCATGTTCGTTCCCCCTCGTGTCTCGAAAACCCCCTGTGTGCTGTCCTCCGGGTTTGGAGAAGGCCCCTGCCGGAACGACGACCGGCAGGGGCGAGGGGGGGACTGCGATGCAGTCGCGGCCAATCGTCCGCGGGATTGGCGAGTGTGTCAATTCTTTTCTGGGTGCTTTTCCGGGACATACCGGGTCGGCTCCTGAATTCCCTCGCACAGACGTGAAAGAGAAAAATGGCCCAAAACGGTAGAAATTCAGTGTAGTGGTAGACCCTATAGGAATTAGGGAATTTACTCTTAATCATGTATATAAAGCTGGATATTTACTAGACTTACGACGCCTCTCTGAATTCCCTGGCGTCAGGGAATTCAGCGGAACTCAGACTTTTCCGCTCGCTGAATTCCCGGAATTCAGGCTGAATTCCCTGACGTTCTTGGAACTCACAGACCTGTCGACGTGTACACCGAAACCCGCTTGCCGTTCGCCTCGACCTGTTCATACGTACAATCTCCGGCAGTCTGCAAATCCTGCAAGATGTCCAGCCGCTGTTTCGGCGTCAGCTTGCGGGTGCGTCTGGTAATCTCTGTCAGCGTCCACGGCTCGCCTGGACGCTCTTGGAGCAGTCGCCTGACCTGCAGGACCAATTTCCCGTACTCGCTGCCTGCAACGTGTCTGTCGGCCCCTCGCAGCATTCTGCGCGTCAGCCAGTTGTTCAAGCGAATCGCCAGATCCGCATCCGCCAAACGAATGACCGGCCATTCCTGCCCGGTGCACCGACTGCAGGCAAACAGCAACGCCAGCTTGTTCGTTTTTTCCGCGGCTCGGCTCCATATCGCCGACCTCACCGGGTCCTCTGTCATCCGTCGCTCACTGATCTCGACGGTGTGCTGATGCAGTCTCTGCTGTGCCTGTTCGTCCCTGTCCACTCGCCGCGGACTGGCCCCCGGAGGATTGATGTCTGACAGATTGCCATCGCCTCCGGTGTCGAGATCCAGCCACCACCGCGCACGCGCGACGATGTCCGTCGGCACGTCCACCCATTCCGGCTCCTGATAATGGACGTACCCCGGACTTTCAAAAACCAAACACCTGCCGATCAAACCGCCTTTCAGGTTGTGTTCCGTCAGCTCGCTCCAGAAATCTTCCGGGCAGGCTGTACCGTAAATAATCGCGTGCGGGTACTCCAATTTCTTGACCTTTTTCACGTCGCCGTAGGCGTCCGAAATCCACTCCGAATCGGCACTGGAAAACAACTGCATCAGCACGGCAGAAATCTGTACCAGATGCGGACTGCCCTTGTCCTGCATCGCCATCACGAGGTGGGCGATTTCGTCCAACTGCCACAGCGTCCGCCAGTGCTCCGCCATGCGTGCGATGATCCCGGCATGACTGCCCACACGCTCCGGCCCAACTGTATCGGCGTGTCCGGCTTGCCGCAGAATCAGACGGTTGATTTTCCTGCCGTGGTCTTTGCCAGACCCGGACAACGCCAGCCCTATCACATACAGGTTGGTGCGTGTCCTGACTCTGTCGATCACCTTGCCCGCCGTCAGTGTGCTCATCAACGCCAGTGCTGCCGCCAGTGCCAGTTCTGGCAACGGATAGTGTGCCGTTGCCAGATTGTGCCGGACAACGTCACCAATCAATCCGGGGACCTCCAGCAACTCCGGTGGCAGTGCTGATTCAGGATCAATTTTCCGCGGCTCTTTTGAAGGCCTCGGTGCGACAAACGCGGACAGATCCAACCCAGACAAATCAACACGCTCCACCGGCAGTTTATCGGCTCGTGGCTTGCCGTTCGTACGTGCGCTCGCAATCGCTCGGTGCAGTTCGTCGTCAGGCAATGGCGATGCGTTCCGACTGTTCCAGACCGCCATCAATTCGTTGACCTGATCCGGTGCCAACCGTTGCCCGCCGCCATCCGTGAAGGCCCAAAGATTGCCCGCCACCCGGAAGGCTTTGTTGTTCCGCTCGCCCTCACTCGCTGGTTCCACGGACTGCATCCACGCTGACGCTCGCTGCATCAATGCGTCCGGCTGTACCATTGCCGGCTGCTGCGCCTTTTTGCCGGTTGCTGCAGGTTTTTGCGGCTTCGGTTCCGGTGCCTTCTGGCTCAGGTACTCGGAACACAACCAATCTATGACGGCCTGCCCGTCTTTGATTTCATCGCACCCTGCGTACACCTCGCCTGTAATCGTCCAGAATCGGGAGTGGTCATAGCATTCAATCTGCTGCTTGCCCTCGCCGATTTTGTGTGTGCACCTGCTGCCGTCTGGCTTCCGTGCTCGGGTGATGAATTTGATGCCGAGACCACTCGGGCTGACTTCGCTGTAGCTGACCTCAGACAGTTTTGCGACCAGCTCCCACGCCCACGGCTTCAGGCTGCCGTTGTCCTCAAGACAGCCGTCCAGATCGACGCCGCAATACGGCTCTTCCAAAAATGTCGCGATGCGGTCGAAGTGCTCGACCGTTTCAAACTCTGCCCATGTGCTCGGGTCATTGCTTTTAGCTGCGGTGCCGGTTGCCTGTGTGGGCATTTTGGTACCCTTGACCAGCTTCCAGCAACACCACCTTTTCAGGGCGGTCAACTCCGTCGGTACTCGCCTGTAATGATCCATCTCCAACGCTCCAAAGAAAAACCCACTACAGACGAGATGCGACCTCGCCTGTAGTGGGTTAAGTCCGGCAACGCTGCCGGGTGAATCAATTGGGTGGCAGTGTCGCATACCGCCACGCGCATCTTACCACGCGCATCCGCGCGGGTCGATCACTATTCCTCAATCAATCGCGATGCAATCTGAGGCAGAAATTCCAGCACGGAAACAGCCAATATGCTGCTGTCGTCGGGATGATCTGCCACCACCTCCAGCACTGGACGCAGCCACGTCTGCAGCCGATCCAGCGCTCCCGACAACTGGTTGCGATAACGCTCGCGTTCCAGCGTCAACGCCCGCACCCGCTCCCGCAACTGCTGCAGTTCGGCGTTGGGCTGCTCGATGCGTCGCCGGTAAGCCCCGCAGCGCATTCGCGGCGTGTCACCAAATGCCTTCGCCGGCACCCATCCGCCCAGTGTGTAGTCCATGCGCGACCATCGCACGTCGCCCTGCGCGATCACTTCATCCGGCCCGAGATCACGCCAGCCCGGCCCGCTCGGGTCGTCTGGTGCTGACTGCTGCCCGATGCGTCGGCGCACCACGTCGTCGTCGGTCACTGTCTCACCAGGCTCCGCCGCCACCCATCGTCCGAGGGGAAATTCGTCGTCCGCGCGAACCATGTCGCCGTCCTGCGTAACGCCGCCGGTCGTCACATCACGCCATCCCGGCCCGCTCGGGTCGTCTGTTGTTGGCTGTGTCTGTGGCTCGATCGCTCCAGCCAACTGGTTGCGGTACCGGTCGCGTTCGCGTGTCAGCGTCTGGACCTGCTCTTTCAGTTGCTCGATCTTGCTCGCTTCGCCTGCGACTTGTCGCCGCGACATTTCCGCGAGATGCTGTGAGGTTGCCAATTGCTCCCGCAACTGCTGCAGTTCGGCGTTGACCTGCTGGCCTGATCGATCGGCCTCGGCCAGCAGCACCTCACACTCTGCCAGCCGTCGCCGCAGATCGTGCACAGTCTTCGGCTTGCTGTTGCTCGGCTTGCTGTTGCTCGGCTTGCTGTTGCTCGGCTTGCTGTTGCTCGGCTTGCTGTTGCTCGGCTTGCTGTTGCTCGGCTTGCTGTTGCTCGGCTTGCTGTTGCTCGGCTTGCTGTTGCTCGGCTGCTGTTGCTCGATGCGTCGGCGGTATCCAGTACCGTATCGGTACGATTTCGTGCCAGCGTTCTGTGTCGCCTCCCAGCGATCGATTCTCCAGAACATATCGCCGACCTGCAAGACCTCATCCGGCCCAACTTCCCGCCAGCCCGGCCCGCTCGGGTCGTCTACCTGTGTCTGTTCCTTGCTCATCGTCACACCCTCCAAACAAACACCGCGTAAAACCGGACGGCAAACCACATGGCCCACCGCCTCCACCTGCCCACACCAGCCCTTCGCAGCATCATCAGAAACACCGCATCGGCAACCATACGATCCTCGGGCGTCTCGCTGCCCTCACACAGTCGATCATGCCAATAGGACGCCTCACGCACGTCTGCCGCCAACGGGTGGCCCATGACAGACCATGCCCAGCGGGGAATACTGGCACCGTCCCAACTGCTGCCGACGTCCTCGGGCCGTGATATGTGCACGCCACCCGGCAGCATATCATGCGCGATGTACTCGACAAGAAATGCCAACCGCTCACCCTCGAGGCACACTGGGGAATCTGCCACGCCTCACTCCTTGATCAATCGCGATGCAATCCCCGGCAGATACCCCAGCACAGCCACGGCCAGCGGGCTGGCGTCCTCGGGATGTTCTGCCACCAGTTCCAGCACCGGCCTCAGCCACGCCTGCAGTCGATCCACAAGTTGCGCCTGCGCCTCCGGTGCATTGCTGTGCTCGATCGCTCCCTCAAGCTGGTTGCGGTATCGATCGCGATCCATCGTCAATGCTTGGACCTGCTCCCGCAACTGCTGCAGCTCGGCATTGACCTGCTGGCCGGATCGCTCGGCCTCAGCCACCAGTGCCTCAGCCTCCGCCAATTGTTGCCGCAAATCCGGCTCGCTGTCGCTCGACTGCTGTGGCTCGATGCGACGGCGGTAGGTGCGCTCATCCACCGCGGGCTGCCCTGCGTGCTGTGTCGCCTGCCAATGATCCACGTTCCAAAACAGATCGCCATGCCGCAACACTTCATCCGGCCAAACATCCCGCCAGCCCGGCCCGCCCGGGTCGTCTGCCTGTTGTGTTTGCTGCTCACTGTTCACTTGCCTTCCTCCATCTGAATCTGTGGTTCTGCCGCTGCAAACTCCGCGGCAACCTGCCACGTGTTTCGCGCGTCGTATCCGCTGTTAATCAATGCCAAAGCAAACCGCCGTGTCAGTTCTCGCCGTTCCTCCTGCTCCGGCGTGATGCTCGCGTCGGACCACTCGCCGCAGAAATTTTGGTCGTCCGTGTATGGGCGTTGTCCATTAAGATCAATGGGGGGATGCCTTTTGCATGTGCCATGACCTTTTTCCAAATGATTCCACCACCTGCAATGCATGCACCATCGCTCTGTCATCGTCTCACCCTCCAAAAAACATCAAAACGGACAATCTTCACCAAACTCATTCACCGCCGTTGTCAGTTCCCGAATCATCGTCGGCTTTTCTTCGCTGAACTCAGCCTGCACGATCCTGTCCCACTGGCCCTCCCTTTTCACCAACAGCCTTGACGGCTTCCGTGCTGATCCGTGATTGAGGGCGGTAATTGCCTCCGCCACGCTCGCCGGGAATGGGAAAACAGATCTCGCATCCCACCACGCAAACGCCTTCTGCAATGCAAATCCTTCATGCTCGAAGCAGACCCATTCACGCACCACAATCCAGCCGAGATTGCCCGCGGGCATGGTGTCGTCGCTGACGTAGTACGACACGCATAGCGTCGGCGGTTTGCCCGGTGTGTTCTTCTTTGCGTGCAGATGCCAATTGACTTCTTGCACGTCGTACCATTGCGGCTCCAATTCTCCAACGATGCTGCTCGTGGTGTCGATCTCGTCGCCGTGTCTCGGTGTCCCGTCCATCTGCCGGACAAACAGATGCCCGCATTCACTGCACTTGACGGCGGAAAGATACACCTCCTGTTTGCACTTCGGGCAGACTTTTGACGGTGCCTCAGAACCGTCGGAATTGCGTGGCTTGCTGATGCCGTAATCGTCCGCATCGAGTGCCCCGTGCCGTTGCAGGTTGCCGCCAAAGTCCAGAATCAGACAGTCTGTTTTTCCGTCTGCAATCCGAAGGCCACGGCCCACAATTTGAGCGAACAAACCGGGTGACATTGTGGCCCTCAGGACGGCCACCGCATCAATCCCGGGCGCGTCAAATCCTGTTGTCAGCACGTCCACGTTGACACACCACCGCAGACTGCCGTTGCGGAAGTCGCTCAACACACGCTGACGTTCGATCGCGTGAGTCTCGCCTGTCACCAATCCAACCTCCTGCCCCGTCAGATCCCGCAGGGCAAGTGCCACTTGCTCGGCATGACTCACACCGGCACAAAATACCAGAATGCTTTTGCGGTGCTCGCAGGCGATTGTCAACTCACAAACCGCTGCGTGAATGATTGCGTCCGTCGTAAATGCGGCTTCCATTTCCGCTGCCACGAACTCACCGCCACGGATCTTGACGCCCTGCAAATTCGCCTGGCTGTCTGCCGGATTGTTGGTCAGTTTGGACAGGAAACCGGCCTCAATCAACGCTCCAGTTTTGGCCTCATAGCAAACGCCGCTGAACAACTTGCCGTCATCTGCCAACGATCCCTCACCCGTGCGGTATGGTGTGGCGGTCAGTCCCACGCAAAACAACCTGCGGTTGTGTCGCTGAAGTCCGTCGAGGAACTGCCGATACATGCTCCCGCCGTCGTCGCTAATTAGGTGCGCTTCGTCGATCACCACCAGACCACGCTGCCCGAATTCCGCTGCGTCCCGATACACGCTCTGAATGCCGGCACATATCACTGTGCTGTCGATGTCCCGCTCATTCAGTCCTGCAGAATTGATCCCGACCTTTAGCCCGGTCAGTCGCTGAATCTTGTCCGCGTTCTGCTGCAACAGTTCTTTGCGATGTGCCACCACCAGTACCCGTTGCCCCCACTCAACTGCCTGCCGGATCAGCAACGCAATCACGATCGACTTGCCTGCTCCCGTCGGCAACACGATCAGCGGATTCCCTCGTCCGTCGCTGATGTACTGCCATGCTGCCGCATTCGCTTCCGATTGATACCATCTCGCTTCCACCGTCACTTCCCCTCCCCGCAAAACACCCGGCAGCGTTGACCGCTGCCGGGTCTCGAACACCTCAACACACAGCCATCAGCCCCACGGATTTGCGGGATTGCTTGCGGTTGGTGCCGCGTAGGATGTCTGCGTCATCGGCTGATCGCTCAACCTCTTCGGGCTGTATCCTTTGACCTTGTTCGTCGGCTCGCCGTTGTACTCGCCGTGGGCGACTGTCACGGTCAACAGCCGATTGTGCAACTGCTGACTATCGGAGATGCTAGCCAACCCGACGGCGTCCATGATCGCCTTCAATCGCTGTTTAGCAATCTGCCCAGCCGTCCCTGCATGACGGATGCAAAGATTGTCCCACAACTTCGCGCCGCTGAACTGTGGATGTCCCTGCACCTGCAGGACCAATTCCAGCATCGCGGCCCCGCCGGACTTCGGGATCTTCATTCCGCTCTCGACAATCACCGCTTGATAATCACCCTCAGGCAACAGCCGCCGTACAGGCTGCGCCTGCACGTTGTTCATGTCCAGATCACTGAGATTCGCCATTGTTATCACCCTTTCACTTCTGAAGAAACACCACTGATACAGTTCACATAATCAACCCACCTAAACCCAATCTCACCGCCTTCGATGTTCAGCCGATTTTTCGCCAACGCTGTTGGCGTTTCGGTACAGCGGATGTATCGCTCGCCGGCACCACTGGCAATCGTCCGCTCCTTGTTGAATCCCTGATCCTCCTTGCGGGTGTAGATTCGATAGCTTGCGAAAAACACCTCGTCACACCACTCCTGCAGCAGTGCTGATGCCGTCTCGTGTAGTGCAGGCTGAAACCTGTCGTATGAATCCGCGCCCGGATCTTGATGTCGCCGAATCGCACAATGTGCCAGCAGGATGATTCCCATCCCTTGCGTGCGCCGCAGCACGTCCAAATCATCAATGACTTGATCCCACAACGCCATTGCTGACTTGTACCCCGCCCCATAGGGAATATCGCTGATGTGTTTTTTCGATGCTCGATCTGCCACATCCTGATGAATCAACGCCTCCAGCCAATCGACGGTGTCGATCGCCAATGACTTGAACCCGTGGTCAGGATTCGCGAACAGCCAACTCAGCGCACCCTTCACGTCTGCGTATGTCCGCAGATGCTGAGTCTTTGCCGTGTCGATGTCGTTCAACCCGTCCTCAAGATTCAGGAACAACACGTCCGGTGCCTGTGCCGCCCATGACGATTTGCCGATGCCGTGTGTGCCGTACAGCATCACACGTCTCGGCACCACCGTTTTACCCCTCGTAATCTTCATTCGTCGTTACTCCTCCCATCACCCATCAAACCTGATTCGCCGACCGTCGGCCAATCTAATGGATCACTACTCAATCGCTCGCGATAGTCCGGATGAATCCGCCGCGGGATCGTCCACGGCATTTCACCAGGATCCCAACGGCCATGTGGTCCGTCGCGTCCGTATTCCCGCAGTTCGCGTTCCCTCGCTCCGTCCTGAACAGCCCCAAAAAACGGGGCAAAAATGTTCTCGCTCATGCGTCCCTCGTAACCGTGAATCGCGTCGTGTTTGTCTGCGGTGTGATGATCTCAATCACCGTCCACCGATATCCTGTGAGTGCCAGCATATTGCGGACTGTGACCTCCACTCTGTAGCGGGCAGGCAGCCGATGGGATTCGCCGACAGCCAACGTTTTCAGCGTTGCCGCCATTCTCTCATCGCCGACCATATGCGCCCTCCCGCAACTCTGACCGCAGAATGTGTGCGTCACGTGGTGCCACGATTGCCAGTCGTGCCTTGTCGTTGCGGATCTCCACCAGCGTAATCTGCACCTGCACTCCGTTGCAGTCGATCACGACCGATTCGCCTGCCGCGCGTCCAATCACTAGGCGTGAATACCCCTCCGGCTTTTCTGGCAACAGGTTTTCGGGTGTTGCCTCCATGATGTCGGGTGCATCGTGCGGAAGTGCTGCGACCTGTGGTAGTTTGCGTTTCATGTGTCC